TGCTGATATTGTAGCCGATGTCGTTGATCAACAAATTGCAACTCAAGCAATTGATGATGCAGAAGTAGCTGTAATCGTAGCTGCTGCCGTAAATGCAGTAGTTACAGCAGATCCAGAAGTTGTTATGGATCCAGCAGCAATTACAGAAGCTATTACTAATGCTGTTGCTGAAGCTCCAGTTCCTTCACCAGAAGTAGTTCAAGCTGCAGCAGAAGCCGTTGCAGATGTTATTGCAGCTGCAACTGGATCAATTAATGACGTATCACCAGCAGTTCAAGCAGAGATTATGCAAGCAATTGTATCACCTGCTGATCCAGAACTAGATACACTTGAAGTTCGCCTAGAAACTGTTGAACAAAAGGTTGATAATCTGCTGGGAAAATAGTAACGAGGCTCCGGAAATGGGCCAAAGCTTTATTTGACTCGGCTAAATATTAGGGCAGTTCTGGAGATTGCCCTTAAAGTGAGAAAGATTATATTATGATTATCTGTAATACTTGTAAGAACATGTATGAAGTTTTATTTGAAGATACAGAGCAAGGTATTGATTGCTCTGCAGATGCTACAGAAAGTGGGGTCATAGGTTACTATGGCTCCACTCTTTTGGATAGGCAAATATGGAAATGGGCTACCGGTAAACCTATTCATATTAAGCATGGTATGATATGTGATATGTGTATTAAACCTTTGATGAATTCTGGTGCATTAGTATTTGACCATTATTATTATGGTCAAATTGATTTACTTTAATGCACTAAATGTTATAATTGGATTATATTATGAATAAGTGGAGTTTACATGATGAGCAGCGAACAATTCCTTTGGTGCGAAAAGTATCGTCCCAAGACGATTGCAGACACGATTCTGCCAGAGAATCTAAAGAAGACATTCCAACAATTTGTGGATCAAAAGAACATACCCAACTTGCTACTGACTGGTTCAGCTGGTGTTGGCAAGACGACGGTAGCCCGGGCAATGCTCGAGGAACTAGAATGCGATTACATAGTGATCAACGGCTCAATGAACGGCAATATCGACACTCTGAGAACAACGATCCAGAACTTTGCGTCGAGCGTATCTTTCGCTGGTGGCCGTAAATATGTCATCCTTGATGAAGCTGATTACCTAAACGCAAATTCTACTCAGCCTGCTCTTCGTAACTTTATGGAAGAGTATTCTAAGAATTGCGGTTTCATTCTAACGTGTAATTTTAAGAATCGTATTATTGAGCCTCTACATTCTCGATGTTCAGTAGTTGAATTCAAGATTGCAAAGAAGGATCTACCTGATCTTGCTATGCAATTCATGAAGCGGGTTCGTATGATCCTGACTAATGAGAATGTAGAGTTTGATAAGGAAGCTATTGCAGCAGTAATTATGAAGTATTATCCAGACTCACGTCGAGTCCTGAATGAACTTCAACGATATTCTGCTACTGGTAAGATCGACTCTGGTATTCTGGTTAATGTCAGCGAAGAGTCTTTCAAGAAGCTTCTTGGTTATATGCGTGAAAAGAACTTCAATTCAGTTCGTAAGTGGGTTGGTGAAAATTCAGATATTGATACTACTGAGCTATTCCGCAAGTTGTACGACCAAGCTTCTGAGGTTCTGACTCCCAATTCTATTCCTCAACTAGTTTTACACCTTGCTAATTATCAGTATAAGGCAGCCTTTGTTGCTGACCATGAGATCAATCTTGTTGCTTGTTTGACTGAGGTGCTTGCAGACTGTGAGTTCAGGTAATGACTTCTCCGTTTGACTATATCAATTCTATCAGTCATACGAAAAAAGATCTAATTAAAGATTCAGAGGATCCTACTAGGGCTGAAAAAGATTATAATGCTTATCTTGTAAACAAAGGACTATCTTACTTTATTGATACCATTCTATTTGCAAATGAGATGAATAGCCATCATCATCTTGATGCAAAACTTCAAAATGACTATCTAATAAATACTATTAGACCCAAGAAGCGATTTGCCAAATGGGTTAAAAAGTTGTCTGAAGATGATTTAGAATTGGTAAAGCTTTACTATGGATATAATGATGAAAAAGCTCGTCAGGCCCTTTCTATTTTATCTGATGATCAATTGACACTGATAAAAAAGAAACAAGAAAAAGGTGGCACAAAATGAGTAACTTGATTGAGTCCATGGTTGAAGTAACACTAAATCACAAAGATGACTTTCTAAAAGTTAAAGAAACTCTGACTCGTATTGGTGTTGCATCACGCAAGGATAACACACTCTATCAGTCGTGCCACATTCTCCATAAGCAAGGCAAGTATTATATTACTCACTTCAAGGAGCTATTTGCCCTAGATGGAAAAGATACAGACTTCTCAGAGAATGACATCGCTAGACGAAACATTATTGCTAATTTACTAGCAGAGTGGGGATTGATTGGATTAGTAAATCCGGCTAAGTCGGCTGAGCCTGTGGCTCCAATAAGCCAGATTAAAGTAATTGCATTCAAAGACAAAGATAAATGGGATTTACAAAGTAAATATAATATCGGTCATAAATAAAAAATGCCTACACAATGGAATATAGGTGAACCACCGGCAGCTAGAATCATACAGCCAAAGCCAAAATGGCATATGGACTTTTTTGGAGATGGAAATTTGAGTTTTAATTTTATGAATAATAAAAATTGGTGGGCACGTATGTGGTGCACTCTTATCTTTGGATCAAAATGGAAAAGACTATAAAAATTGGTTTAGTGGCATCTGCTTTTGATCTTCTTCATCCTGGCCATATTACATTATTAAAAGATGCACATGATCATTGTGATCATCTTATAGCAGCTCTTCATACAGATCCTCGTATAGAACGACCAACTAAAAACAAACCTCTTCAATCTACATTAGAAAGATACGTCCAATTAGAAGGATGCAGATATGTAGATGAAATTGTTCCATATGACACAGAACAAGATTTACTTAATCTATTAATTATTAAGAATGTAAACATTATATTCTTAGGACTAGAATATCAAGGTACTGAATATACTGGAAAATCTCTTGATATAGAAGTAGGCTTTCATCCACGTACTCATAATTATAGTAGCTCTGAATTACGAGAAAGAATAAATAATTCAGTATTAGTATAAGGATGAGTAATATGGAAGATGCTAATCAAAAAGTTATCAACTGGATTTTAAAAGTTGCAGTTGGAACTCTATCAGCAGTAATTGGTATAGTAGTAATTGTTTTAGCCGTTGGCCTTTTTATAGACAATTCTGTAATAGATAATGAAAAAATATTTGGAATCATTGGCCCAGCATTTAACACCGTAATTGGTGCTTTTGTTGGTTTACTTGGTGGTTTAAGTATCAGTGGTATTAATTCAAAGAAAGAAGAGTCAACTCCTACTCCAGAACCAGAAATAGAAGATGATCTTGGTCCTCACCAAGATCATCCCGATGAAAAAATAGTGTAATAGGAAAGTGAATAAAATGTGGAATGAAATCAAGAATCTATTCAAGAGACTTTTTGGTCTAGTAGATACAAATCACGATGGTAAAGTATCTACTCAAGAAGCTCAAGCAGCTGCTTTTAATGCTCAGACTGTAGCTACAGCTGCAAAGGCTGATATTAAAGCTACTGCCGAAGGAATTAACGCGGTTGTCCAAGAACGCGTTGCAAGAGTACAAGAAGAAGTACAAGATATTGTTGATACAGCAAATGAAGCCGTGCATCAAGTAAAGGATGTTGTTGCTGCAGCTAAGGGCGGCACACGTAGAGGTAGAAAGCGTAAAGCCTAGTTTACAATAATTCACTAATATGATATAAATAATAGTGGTGATGCTTCGGGTCACCACTATTTAACCTCGCCTAATAGGAGAAACATGATGGCACATAAATTTGACCAGGTCTTTGCTGACTTTGCAAAGTTTGATAAGTTCTTTGTCGGTGCAGATCAATTGCACAAGAAGCTCACAGATATGACTACACAAACTGTAGAATTGGCTTCAAAATACCCCCCATATAATATTAAAAAAGTAGCCGATAACAAGTATGTTATTGAGATGGCTGTTGCCGGATTTGGCAAGCAAGACATCGAGCTTACTCTAGAAGACAATAAGCTTATTGTTAATGGTAAGTTGGAAACTTTAGATGATCTAACAAGGGACGGTATTAATCAAACATATCTTTGGAAAGGTATCTCTGATCGTGCATTCTCACGTCAGTTCGCTCTAGCAGATAATGTAGAGATTAAGACAGTAAATCTATTTAATGGTATGCTAAAGATTTGGCTAGAAGCTATTATCCCAGAATCTAAGAAGCCAAAGACTATTCCAATCAATGAGACAGATGCACCTTCTGTTCCAGAATTTCTTACTGAAAAGAAAGGTAATTAATTATGACTACAGAAAATGTAAGCGCAGTCGCTAAATTTATGTCTTTGATATTTGGAATAGTGCTATCAACAGTAACAGTTGCTAGTATGATTTTGTCAGTTTATTAAACATTAATAAGGGGAATTGCTTCCCCTTATTTTTTATTCATTAGAGCCAGCCAGCGTATTTGTGAGTTTTGCCTTGACGATCTGGTAAACCATGAGTTCCACCATTTACTCTCTTAGTAATTTGTAGAATCACTGCATCAGTAGTACCCTGATCGCAAATTGCCCACAGATGATTGCGCTCAAAGAACCAAAGTGCTGATTCAAACGAAAGCTCAGTAGCTACAATATCTGGATTAGTAAGTACATCTGGTCTTTTGCAATATGCAGCAAAGGCTTCATAGTTGTCTTGACCAGTCAATTGGATTGCTCCACGACCACGATACTTATATCCTTCACCTGAAGCTTCAGGACCATTGCCCATTCGGCTGGCATATACTCTATTAGCAATCTTTTGTGGATTACGAGCATATGAATTAGCTAGAGCTTCTGTAGGAAAATACTTCTTGAAAATCTTCATAAGACCATCTTTAGAGTAATTAAGATTCTCTGTAAAGACTTTAAAGTCGCCGGTTTCGTGGCCAGTTTGAGCAAAGAAATGTGCGGCTCTATTCTTATTAAGTTTAAAATAAGTTGCAGCTGCTTTTAATGTACCAGGACCAAATGCTCCATCGGCTGTAACGCCAA